TGTTGGCTTGAATTCTGTACCGTCTTGGTATAAACCATATCACGTATTATCCAACGGAGAAAAATTTAGAGCTGATTTAGCCCGTAAAATAAAGTCTGGAGCAGTGATAGATGAATTCACATCTGTTGTTGATAGGACGGTGGCTAAAGCTGCCTCAGTATCATTATCAAAACATATTTCAGATAATAATTTAGAAAACATAGTTGTTTCTACTTGTCATTCAGACATTTTAGATTGGTTGGAGCCTGATTGGGTGTTAAATACAGATACTGGTGAATTACTTCACGGTTTTTTTTTGTCCGACCAAAAATCATTATCAAAATATATCGCACAAACTATGATAGTTGGGGAATGTTTAAAGACCATCACTATTTGGACGGAAAGATAAACAAATCGTCAAGATGTTATATTGCAATATGGGAGAACCAAGTGATTGGTTTTAGCGCAACCATCACATTACCAAGTGGAACGCTTAAAAATGCTTGGCGTGGTCATAGGACTGTTATTTTACCAGATTTTCAAGGTATGGGAATTGGTGTTCGATTTTCAAACGCTATTGGTCAAATACATATAGAACAGGGTCATAGATATTTTTCAAGAACTAGTCATCCACGAATGATATATTATCGAGAAAATTCTACATTATGGAAGCCAACTAGTAAGCATAAAAAATTAAGAAAAGATGTTAATGGTGATAATACTTATAAAAACCATATATACGATAATAAACGATTATGTGGTAGTTTTGAGTATATAGGTGACGTTTTAGTCAATTGATTATATTTATAATAAAATAAAATTATGAGAAAATTTGATAAAATTAAGAATTTATACAAGGCTAATTTGTTAACAGAGCAACGTTATTTGGATAATAATCACCCATCAGAATTTAAACGAGGTGATACAATTATTTGGATTGCCCCACCAAAAGAAATTAATAGAAATTTAAGAGTAATGACTGGTGCAAAAGGTGAATATATTGGTAGTGAAGGTGGAATGGAATATGTTGAAATTGGTGGTTATAGGTTTGGGGCTACTAGTGGTTCATTTGAAAAATACGAACCTAAATTTGGTAATGTTAATGAGTATGAGGATAATTATATCCCACAAGACGGTAGCGAAAGTGGTGAGGTTTTAGCTTGGGAGATAGTTGACGCTAATGGTGATACTATTTATCCTGGCTCACGTAGACCTGGAAATATAGAAAATAATGATATTATATTATTTCAAACAACTCGTGGTAATGGTAGGATTAGTGTGGGTGATTTTGAAAGTCAAGGTGGTGATAAATATGACCATAATACTTATGGTTTATTACTTAGTTTGTTAGCTGATGGTTCTGCTGAAAGTCTATAATAATTAAAAATAATAAAAGCCCTACTGGGCTTTTTTTGTTTAATATCTTAAGTTATTACGAATCATTTTTTTTATTATTTTTTTTGTAGTATTTTCATTTATATTATTTTTAAATATAGCATCATAATCGTACATTGTTAAAATTTTACCGTTTTTTGATAGCCCTATCATTTTTTCAGTTGCTGAATGTAAATCCATATCTGTTTTAGCGTCTTCTTTAGCGTATTCCATAATTCTAATTAAAAATGGTATATCCATTTTAACACAGTCAATTGGGTTTTCTTTATTTTGCATGATTTTTAATTTTAGTTAATTGTTATATGTAAACCTCTGGATGTATTTTACCCCATTTTCTTATTATAATACCAGCTATAGAATTAGCCTCATTTTCAATTGGGCTACCGTCTTCCCCATCATTTTTTGCATTGACTAATCTACCATCTAAATTTTGTTTGTGATGGACAAGTTCGTGCGCTATTGAACGGCAAACATCCATAATTGCTCTATCTTTAACATAAATTTTTATAAAACCATCTAAATTATAGTAAGCAGTTGTTGTTAAATCAGGTGTTCTTTTGTAAGCCAAGGCAACTTTTATATCATCATCTATTGCTAAATATTTTTTGGCAAAATTAATGAAGTCTGTAACAGCATTAATATCTAAATCTGTTTTGGTTAAAAGTCTTTCTCTAAGCAATTGTTTAATTTGTATTTTCATATTTTCATACATTTTTGGGTATCTAATCATAGTATCCATAAATTCATAACTTTTATTATAACCTTGGTTTAATTTAAATCCAAATTTTTTATAAAATTGAATTAATCTATTTTTATTACCGCCAAAATCACTTGATGGTGTTAGTACGACAATTTGTTTGTTATTATCTGCATAAGTTATTAAATCTTGCATTATTTTAGTACCGATACCAGAATTTCTATATTCTAAACCCACAACAATTTTGGATACTTTTAGACTAGTTCTATTTTCAAAAATAGTTAAAAATGATAAATAATCATGATATTTATCCAACAAAATTTTTTCTATACCCATAATAATAAATATATAAAAAAACCCATAAATTTATGGGTTTTTTTAAGTTATTATTTTTTAGTCGTTTTAATTGGTTTTATCACAAGTTCTTCTTTTGTTTTATCAAAGGTAATATTAATTGTTTCACCTTCTTTTATATTACCACTAAGAATTTCATCTGCGATAGGGTCTTCAACATATTGTTGTATTGCTCTGGTAAGTGGTCTAGCACCATAAACCTCATCATAACCTTGTTCTGCTAGAAAACTTACAGCCTCTTTGGTTATTTTAAATTTGAAATTCATTTCTGTTATTCTTCCTTCTAATTTTTCTAATTCGATATATATAATTTTATGTATGTCTTCTTCAGATAGTGAATTAAAAATAATAGATTCATCAATACGGTTTAGAAATTCTGGTCTAAATTTCTTCTTCAGTTCTTTTTCAATAATACCACGAGTTTTAGCGTCTTCTTTAGTTGAGTTATTTATAGTTTCAAAACCCATTGTTTTACCAAAAGATATTGATTCTTTAACACCAATATTTGAGGTTAGTATAATAAGCGCATTTTTAAAATTAACTTTACGACCTAGACCATCTGTTAATTGACCTTCATCTAATAATTGAAGTAATAGGTTATAAACATCATCATGGGCTTTTTCAATTTCATCAAATAAAATAACACAATGTGGTTTTCTTCTAACTTTTTCTGTTAACTGACCACCTTGTTCATGGCCAATATACCCAGGAGGTGAACCTATAAGTCTTGATACCGTATGTTTTTCCATGTATTCAGACATATCCATTCTTATTAGTGCTTCTGAATCACCGAAAATTTCTTCGGCTAGTAATTTGGCTAAAAGTGTTTTACCAACACCTGTTGGCCCCAAAAATATAAATGACCCAACAGGTTTATTTTTATCTTTTATACCAATACGGTTACGTTTAATGGCTTTTACGACTTTAGTAATAGCAGAATCTTGACCTATTAACTTACTGATAAGGTCTTTATCCATATCCACAAGTTTTTTACTTTCTTTTGACGATATTTTTGTTAAGGGTATACCTGTCATCATAGATACCATTTCTGAAATAGTGCCAACATCAACAGTGCTTATATTAGAATTTAATTTAGCATTCCATTCTTCAACCGCTACTAATAATTTAGCATCTATTTTTTTTTCTTCATCTCTTAATTTAGCAGCTTCTTCATATTTTTGTTTTTGAACCACTTCTCGTTTATTTTTTTCTATTGCTATTTTTTTTTCTTCTAAAAGTTTTATATTTTCAGGTTTTTCAATACTAACATTCATACTTGCCCCAGCTTCATCTAGCACATCAATTGCTTTATCAGGCATAGCTCTATCCATAATATATCTAGATGATAATCTAATACACTCATCTATAGCATCTTCTGTGTATACAACCCTATGGTGTTTTTCATATTTATCTTTGATATTCATCAGAATTGTTTTAGTCTCTTCAAGGTTAGGTTCATCAACCAATACTTGTTGAAAACGTCTTGTTAACGCTCCATCTTTTTCAATATTTTCACGAAATTCATCTAGTGTTGTCGCACCAATTACTTGAAACTCACCACGGGCCAATGCTGGTTTTATTATGTTTGATGCATCTAGTGAACCTGATGCATTACCAGCACCAATAATTGTATGTAATTCATCTATAAATAATATTACATCTGGATTTGATTTGCACTCTTCTAATATAGCTTTCATTCTTTCTTCAAATTGCCCACGATACTTTGTACCAGCAACAATTGATGCTAAATCTAAGGTAAAAATTCTTTTATTGGTAAGTGTTGGTGATGCTTTTCCTTGAATAATGAGTTGTGCTAAACCTTCAATAATGCTTGTTTTACCAACACCAGGTTCGCCAATAAGAACTGGATTATTTTTTTTTCTACGAGATAAAATTTGAGAGACACGTTTTATTTCTTTTTCTCTACCGACTACTGGGTCTATTTCACCTCGTTCAACCGCTTTAGAAACGTCTCTACAAAAATTGTCTAAAATTGGTGTTTTAGATTTAGTTATGTTTTTAATTGGTGTTATTTTTTTAGCATGGTTGATGTCCTCTTCATCTGGGAAATCGTTGTTTTCAAAACCGTCTTTCATTTTTATCATTATTTGTTTAAATTTAGCATAAGTGATACCAGCACTAACAAGTATTTTTTTAATTGGTATGTTGAACGTTAGTGTTGATAGGATGATATGTGTTGTGTCTATCATCGCATCGTTTAATTTTTCACATTCAGAATCTAATAATTTTATAATAGCATTTGTTTCATCTGAGAATGGTAATACTCGTTTGTTTGTGGTGATTCTTGGTGTTAGGTCCGTTTTTCTAACATAATCAGAAATTTCATCATATAAATCACCAGCATCAATTTTCATTTTATTTAGAACAGTAACACCCTCATTATCATTATCATTTAATATTGATAGGATGACGTGTTCTGGTCTGATTTTAGAATCATCGAAAGATTTAGCTTCTTTCATGGCATTTCGCATAATTATTTTAACTTTAGGGTATACCTCTCTATTCATTTTTTGTTTGTTTATTAATTCTTCAGCAAAGATACTAAAAATTATTTATATAACCTACTTGATTACTAAAATAAATATTCGTATCTTTGTATAAAAAGTAAATTTATGGATTCACATAACGATGTTTTATATAGTAAAGTAGATATATTAATAAGAGATAACGATGTAAATAGTCTTTCAATCAAGGTATTATCTTTTACTAATTGTAAAATTATTTTATCGTCTGATTATCTTATAATCGAACACACATTGATTGATAAATCTATGATAGGTGAAATATATCATTTAAAAAATATTGTATCATATAAAAAAACTAAATAACAATTAATAAAAACAAACAAAATGATTTTAAAAAGACAGGAAAAAGATGAGATAATTAGAGCAATGTATGATTCAAGTAATATACTTGGGTCTGTTTATGATAAAAAAAGTCAAGATTTAACACTTATTTTCAACAAAGGAAAACAATATAAATATCCAAAGGTAAAACCAACTGATTATACTAGGTTTGAATTAGCTGAAAGTCAAGGTAAGGTTTTTAATTCACATATTAAAACCTATTCTTTTGAGAAATTAGATGATATTAACCCAGATAATATTATAGAAGAAATCAGTAACATTAAAAAAATTGAGGCTGAGGCGTTGGTTAAATATAAGCAAATGAAATTAGTTAATATTATGAAAAGTTTAGTTGATAATGGTGATGTTAGATTTACTGAACAACAATTAGGTTTATTGACTGTTTGTATTGATGCCTATTTAAGCGAATTAAATAAATAATAATTGTGAATAAATTAGACAAACAATACACAGACTTACTTCAGGATATTCTTGATAATGGTATAACAAAGCAAGATAGAACAGGTACTGGGACAATCTCAGTATTTGGAAGACAAATACGTCACGATATGAAAGATGGTTTTCCATTACTTACAACAAAGAAGATGCCATTTAAAACTATCGTAACAGAATTATTATGGTTTTTACGAGGTGATACAAATATTAAGTATTTGGTTGATAATGGTTGTAACATTTGGAATGGTGACAGTTACCACGCATATCTAAGAGAGTGTGAAAAATTAAATAATATAAATAAAAACAAAAAAGAATGAAAGTAAAAAAAGAAGATTTACATGAATCTGGTAGACCATTGAGTCAGAAAGAATTCATAGAAAGGATTAAAAACGATGTGGAGTTTTCTAAACGTTTTGGTGATTTAGGACCTATTTATGGTTCTGGTTGGCGTAATTTTGAAGGTGTTGACCAAATAACTAATTTGATATATGACCTGAAAACTAACCCAGATTCTAGAAGACTTAGGGTTTCTGCATGGCAACCACATAAAATTAAAGATATGGTGCTCCCACCTTGTCATACAGATTTTCAACTTTATACTAGAAATTTATTATATAAAGAAAGGTATGATTATTGGTTTTCGAAAAATTATGAAACTGGTATGGAAATAAATTATACTATCATACCTGATTTCGATAACCCGTATTATGATATTACACCAACTAGAGCAATATCTTTAATGTGGAGTCAACGTTCCGTAAACGAAAAATCTGCGGCTTAACATAGTAATGTGTTTCGAAAAATTCATCTAAACGGGGGATACCTAAACAAGTCACGTTGTAGACAATCCCGTGCTAAATTTTATGGTGATACAGTTTTAGGGTTACTTTTTAATTTATTCGAATATTTATAATAAAAAATATGGGATACATTTATAAAATTATTAATTTAGCGACTAATAAATACTATTTAGGTAGTACTAAAGAACTAAATAAAAGAACTTTAAGACATTTTAACGAACTTAGAAAAAATAAACACCATTGTATTCATTTGCAAAGAGCGTTTAATAAATACGGTGAAAATAATTTTAAATTAGAAATTATTTTAGAATGTGAAAACTATAAAGACAAAGAACAAGAATTATTAGATTCAATAACTTTTGATGACTTATACAATGTTTCGAAAAGTGCTAGTGGTGGTGATTTAATATCTAACCACCCAAATAAAGTTAATATAATCAAAAAAGCGATTGAAAACCTTAGGAAAGCACCTAAACAAGAGCCAAGATTTAAAAGTAATAATCCTAATTGGAAAGGTGGTAAAACTTTTTGTGAGTGTGGTTCTAGAATAGATAGTATTACGAAAAAATGTATAAAATGTTTAGATAGAAGTGGTGAAAACAACCCATTTTTTAATAAACAACATTCACAACAAACCAAAAAATTTTTAAGCGAGAAAAGAACTGGGAAATATAATGGTAACCAGGAAAAAATAGTAATTGTTAACGATGAAGAATTTAAATCTTTATCAGAATGTGCTAGAGTTTTCAACGTTAAACCAGCAACAATTTTAAACAGAATTAAAAGTGTTAATTACCCAGATTATCAATATAAATAAACGCCTAACGACTATCCCGACAGGGAGTACACTCAAGTGAGTGGAAAAGATGAAAACCCAAATATTTGGGTTGTGATATAGTCTAATCTTTATGGAAACATAAAGAAGTTCATAATAGAACTGTATAAGATTAACGACCTTATATGAATATAATGAGATACATTTTTAGGGTTACCATTCAACATTGCATCTTACGGATTATTATTAGAAATAATAGCCAAAGAGGTTAATATGATTCCAGACCAATTAATTGGTAATTTAGGTGACGTTCATCTATATTTGAACCATATTGAGCAGGCTAAAGAACAGATAGGTAGGGAGATGACACACGATGACTTATTAGGTTCAATTATTTTAAAACAAGTAAAAACTAGAGAACCATACAAATTACCTAAATTAGAATTAAATGATTCTTGGAAACTTTCACAATATTATAAATGTTTTGGTGATGTAATTAAACATGAAAATATTAAATTATTAAACTATTTATCACATCCAGAAATTAAAGCACCACTTTCCAATTAATATAGGTATTTATATTCTATGACACATAAAGAATACTACAACCTAAAAAATAATTGCAAGAAAGGAAATATAATTTTAATAATAACATTTATAATAGCAATTAGTTTTATATCATTTTTAATATATTCATTAGATAAATAAAACACTTAATAAGTGTTTTTTTTGTTTTATCTAATATTTATAATAAAACGTAAAATTATGGCAAAAGTTAATGATATACATAGTGTAATAGTCGCAGCTGAAAACGCTAACCTTACAGCACATACATATACTGAAATATATGGTGGTACAGCTGGTTGCTCTATAGTTATAAATGGTGTAACAATAGCTGTTGCTAGTTCATCTAACATATCAGTTATAGTACGTTCAGTAAGTGGTGGTACGGGATGTTGGTTACTTGGGGAAGATGTAAACGTGACACGTGGTACCCTACTTTTATGATAAAATCAATATATTTATATAAAATAAACACAATTAAATAATGCACAATATGAAAAACAATAATATAAACCCAATCGGTCTTAAAGGTATCCAAATAAATGAACGTATGAAAGAATTGATGGGTATTACGAGTATTGATGAAAATAAAACAGCGTCAAAAATTGAATTGACTAAGATTGGTCCTGATGGTAAAGCATACGCTATTGTAAGAGAAAACCATGAATATTATATTAAATCAACAGATAAGAAAACAAATATAGTATCTGAGGATTTTAAATATATTGGCGGTCTTCAGAATATTAAATCAGAAGCTTATCATTCTTATTCATCAGCCATTAGACATTTAAATCTTAAATTTAATAGTCTTGCCGAAGCATTTAATACTGGTAATGGTATTAATGTTTTTAAAAATGATAATCTTCTAAGTGAAGCTGGTTGGGCTGGTTTTTCGTCTGAAAATGGAAACGGTTTTAGTGGTGAGGGTAACTTAGATAGTAGTCAACCAATAGAAGAATACAATAGCTATGATGATGAGCCAGGTTATGATGATGTTCCACCAACAAAAGGTAAGTCACCTAGAAAAAAAAGATGGGATACTGACGATGATGATGACGATGATGACCGTGATAACGATGATTTACACGAAAATGACGAAGTAGAAGAATCTGTTGAATTATCTGAAGTTGAGCAAGCTGTATCTGATATGTGTGAAGAAGAAGAAGAACTTCCAGAAAACCCCGAAGATTATACAAAACAACCAGGATATGTTCATGAACATAAATTATCAATTTCTAGAGCATTAGATAATATGGATGCCATAATTAGTGCTCTTAGTGAGTCAAAAAAAAAAGTTTACACACTAAAGTAAACGAACAAAAATTTAAACTAAAGCTACCCACTGCTCAACCAGCAGTGGCTACAGCTCCAGTTGCTGACCCTACAACAGATTTGGATTTTGGTGGTGCAACAGGTGCTCCAGAACAACCACAATCAGATGATAAACCATTTGATGATGAGCCTTTCAATGCTGGTGTGGAAGCTGATGAGGAATCAGACCCTAAAAAATTTATCGAACAATTAACTGGAAAACTAGGTCAATCATTAAGAAAATATAATGAAGCCCAAGGACAACCAGATTTTGAATTGGAAAAATTTGCCATAAACTCTCTATTATCGGCAACACATACTAGTGAGATGGATGCTGAGGACCAAAAAGATATTATTAAAAAAGTTAAATCGGCTGGAAATACTGATTCTGGTGAAGAAGCACCTGAAGAAGATATGGATGGTATTGACGGTATTGAAGATTTTAACGGTGAAGAAGAGCCAGAGGATGATGTAGAAGAAAACATATTAGAGAAAAAAGAAGATTTTTTCTTGAAAAACCCAAAAAGAAGTAGTATATTTGCACCTGAAGGAAGTGAAGAAGCAAATTTCAAACATAAAATTATGGAAAAACTATATGAAACATTCAATCAAGAGGATAGTAATGAAATACAATTAATTGAGCCAGCTCCTGTTAAAGAACCAAAAATAGTACCAAGTGTTATACCATCTATAAAACCTAGTAGGAGAAATAAACCATTTTTACCTTCACCTACAGTTCAACCAGACCCAAAAGCTAAAAATAATGAATGATTTTTTTTTAATATATATTAATTTCGTAGGTAAAGATTATAAAGGCAATTATATCTATGAATTTATATATTCTGACACTATTGAAAATATTGATGGGGAAGAGTGGGATACATATCCAGCCTCTGGTAGACCTAACCCACCTTATGAAAATTTAATTAAAAAAGTTGGTAGGTTAGAATCAGAGTTTAATTTAGATGTTATCCAAAATAGTGATACTTTTGCCGTATGGGATGCTGTAGATGGGGTGATAGCTTTAGCTTGGGAGAATATAAATGCATATGATTCATACCCAGAACATAGACTATCATTTAAGTTCGGTTCAACGATTAAAGAAGTTGAAGATAAATTATATGAAAAAGACCTAATATTAGAATATAATAAAAAAAGCCATGATAAAAAAAAATAAAATAGTTGAGGGTATTGATTCAATTGAGACTGATTATACCACATATAAGAAAATTAAAGGTACTTTACCCCCAACGACAAAAGTAAAAATCACTGGTGATAAACCAATTGTGCAATCTACTTCAACAACAACTACACCAACTTCTAGTTATCCAGTCTCTGAAGAAGAAAATATTATCGAACCACAAGACAAAACGACCATTAAATATTTATCTAATATTATGGATTCTAATACTGGTGAGTTATCAAAACCATTTACTATTAGTGGTAAAAATTATCAAATGGTAAGAGGTAAATTACCTTCAAAAGAGATTGTTATTGGTGTATATTGTCATGATGATTTAAATGAAAATGGTGAAAATGTTATATATTCTATTGATGATTTTGACAAAAATATTGCTACACCTATGCGAGAAATGGAAAATGAAATAGGTAAAAATGATAATTATGAGGGTTATAAACATTATTTAGTAAATAAACACACTAATGAAGTTCGTAAATTTAAATCTATTAAAGAATTAATGTCGCAACATAAATTAGATGAAGAAGATTATATGGGTGTTAGAGAATTCAAACAACATATGAACGAAAAAATGTTTGGTAGTCGTAAAAAAACAGACGTTTTAACTGAACTTTCACCTACTGGTGAAGAAAGTGATGAAGAAATGAATGTTAAGGCTAAAAAACTAATGGTGATGATTAAAAAAAGGATTCCAGAAAACATTATTACAACTATTAAATCCCCTATCGCTAAAAGAGAAGTAATCGCTGCTTTTGCTGAAATGATAGGTGTACCAAGAAACGGATTAAGTAATTTAATTAGCGGTTTAAAGAATATAGCATCAACTGATGTTGCACAGCCGATTAGTGAAAAAAAAGTTTTAACTAAAAATGAATTGATTGAAAGTTTAAAAATAAAAAACCGTTAAATATATAAAATAATGAGTGATTACAAAAAAATAGTCGAAGAGGCTCTTCGTAAATCTAGGGAAGCTAAAATAAAAACACCAGTAAAAAAGGCTATTTTATCTAAATATAATTTAAATGAAAGTCTTGTATATCCTGAAGGTATAATTGAAAGAATGCACCCTAAATTAGAAGATGAGTTAGGTAGTAATAAACACTCATTGAAAGGTTCACCTATTTTTCCAGAAGGTGATGAACATTCTTTTGAACAAAAAATTATGGGTGATAGATTTCATGATGTTGTTAACCATTATAAAAGAGCATATGATGTTAGTTCTATCAATAATAAAGATGTAATGAACAATATGATACCATTGGTTAATGAAACTATGGTATTAGAAAAAAAATACGTTAAAGAGCTTGAAAAATTAGCTGTTAAAATGATTCGTGAGGAATTTGATATGGATGAGGGTGCTGTTGAGATTCACGCTGAATTGGTTCCTAAAATTAGTTTAGTTGGCACGAAGAAAAACCCAACACCAATGAGTGTAGATATGGAGTTCAAAAATCATGATGAAATGGTTAATGCTAAAGATGAAGTTTATAAAAGAAGATTCATTAATGCAATGATACAAGGTGCTGGTATGAAATGTAATCATATTTTTCACATGGTTGATGAAGAATTAAATGATTTAGACCCACGTTTAGGGAATAAATATTCTAAATTGATATCATCCGCTGAATATTTATATTATGTCGTACCAGAGTTAGAGAATAGCGTTGCTGGTGGTGTTGTTAAAATACAGTTCCCAACAAAAGACAACCCGAAATCTATTATTTATGCACAAGCAATGGTTTTCCCTGTGCTTATTCATGAATTAGTTAAAGGTGTTATGGAAATAATATCAGCACATGGTTTACCTAAAAATAAAAAATTGGGTAATTACGTAATTGACAAAGCTGATTATTTAGAAGCAGAGCCTTGGGATATGAGAATTGGTCCAGCTTTGTGGGAACGATTCACGTCAATGATTGATTTAGATGATTTTGAGTTAAAGCATCATATATACACTGATTTGGTATCGTTACCAGTAAAAGAGTTTAATATAAAAATGAGAGAAATTATTGGTGGTACTAAAGAGGGTAAAAAAATTATTAAAGATATTGCTGATGTGATTAGAAATGATTTTAAATCAGATGATTTTAATGATGCTATGACGGAAGTTAATCAGTCTAATGGATATAGTTTTGACGAACTAATTGGTGATTATTCAACAAATGATGAAGATGGTGGTGAAAATGATGAAGATAAAAATGATGGTTGGACATTTGAAGATTTGTTCAAATGAAAAATATAAAAATTAATTAAATATAAGGGACCCATATTGGGTCCCTTATTATTGTTGGTAAGGTTTTTAATTAAATTGATATATTTATATTAAAAACAAGATGTTAACAAATGTAGAAATATATCAGGAATACGCTAAGTGTTTGGTGAGTCCAATGTATGCTATTGAAACGTATTTGGTTACTTTCGATAAAACACAGGAAGGGTTCGTTCCATTTAAGTTGTTTCCTAGACAAAAAGAAATTATTACTGCTTATGAAAATAATAGGTTTAATTTAGTTGCAAAACCAAGACAAGCTGGTGTTTCAACAACAACAGCAGCATATATGGCGATAAAGGTCGGTTTTGCTGATGATAGAAACCCAGAGTCTATTTTGATTATTGCTAACAAGCAAGATTTGGCTTTTGAGTTTTTGGCCAAAATTAAAGATTTTCTAAGTCAATTACCTAGATGGGTTTGGGGTAGTGAGTATTATGGTTCAAAAGAAAAAGATGCTAAATCTATTTTTGATGTTGAGTCTAAAAAAGAAATAAAACTACCTAATGGTTGTCGTGTAAAAGCTGTAGCGACATCAAAAGGTGCTTTACGTGGATTTACACCTACATATCTTATTATGGATGAAGCTGCCCACATTGATAATGGTGCTGAGGTGTTTTCAACATCATTAACAGCATTGGGTACAGGGGGTAAAGCAACCTTAATATCAACACCTAATGGAATGGATTCATTATATTATACCACATATGATAAAGCTAAAAATGGTGATAATAATTTTAACATCATTGAAATGCGATGGTATGAGGATAATCGATATAATAAAGATTTAAGTTGGAGTAAAGACGATTTGAGTGTTATTGAAACCGAATTTACCTTTGAATCATATGAGACAAAAATAAAAGATGGTTGGAAACCAACATCTTTTTGGTATGAAGAGATGTGTTTAGGTATGAATAGTGATGCCAGAATGATTGCACAAGAATTAGATGTGTCATTTATTGGTTCTGGGGGTAACGTAATAGCTGAAGAATATATTGAGTATCAGGAAAAAAATAATGTTATAAACCCAATAGAAACTTATGGTCAAAATGGGGAAACTTGGGTTTGGGCCTTACCTATGGAAGGGCATCAATATGTGCTTGGTTCTGATGTTAGTCGTGGTGATAGTGAGGATTCCTCTACTATTGTTATTATTGATTTTACTACTATGGAGCAAGTATTAGAATATAGAGGGAAAATACAACCAGATTTATTGGCGCAATTAATTGAAGATTATGGTACTAGGTATAAAGCATATACTGTTGTAGATATTACAGGTGGAATGGGTGTTTC